GAAAGCAAGCTTGAAGCCCTCGCCGCGAAGTTCATTGGCGAGCTTCCTCCCGACAAGATCGATGCCAGGATCACGGAGGCGTTTCGACTGTCTCGGCTCTGGATTGCCGAGGTCCGCGCCGGTGAGGTGAAGCCGTAATGGACCTTCGGCCAATGGTCGCCATGCTCTCGCCGGACGCTTCAAGCGGGAGTTCAAACAACTCGTTCCGTGGGTTGGCAGACTGGTTCGGACCTCTCCAGCCAATGAACCCAATCGCGCCGGACGATGTCAGAGGTCGAGCCTACGACTACCCGATGGGCGTCAACCTCCAGACGACCCCGAAGGTCGCGGACGGTGATTCGGTTGACTACCCTACGCTCCGCCGCTTGTCACGCAACTGCGACATCCTGCGGTCCATCATCGAGTCATGGAAAGATCGGTTCGTCAAGTACGAATTCCGGATCATTGATCTCGACAAGGGGCCGAAGGCACAATCCAAGCGGGCCATTGAGGCGCAAAAGCTCCTCCGCAGACCCGATGGGCGCACGCCGTTCCACGCAATGCAACGGACGCTCCTGGAAGATTGTGCGGTGATCGACGCCGCCTCACTCTGGGTGGATCTGGACGGCGAGCAGATCGGCAAGGGATCAATCAAAGTGCCACCCGTGCGCGTCATGGACGGAGCGACCATCAATGTCCGTCTCGACAAGTGGGGCCGCATCCCTGTTGTGCCAGCCGATGTTTCGCTGAATGGCAAAGACGAAATTGATTGGTGCGCCTACCAACAGATCCTCAAGGGGATGCCCGCCAACAACTATACGACGCGGGAAATCCTGTGGATGCCTCGCAACCGCTCCTCGGATCGGATATTCGGGTACTCTCCGGTCGAGCAGGGTGCGCGGACGATCTCCATGGCGCTGCGTCGCACCGCGATGCAAATGGACTTTTTCACCAAGGGCAACATCCCAGAAATGCTCGTGGCGTGCCCCGATTCATGGCTTCCGTCCGACATCAAGGAAGCCCAGGAGAATTGGGAAGCGTGGCTCAATGGCCGTGGCGCACGCGGAACGATGCGCTTCATCCCTGGCGGCATGAAGCCGGAACTCTACAAGACCGACGTGGTTAAGTCGGAATTCGATGAATGGCTCGCCCGCATCTTCTCGCACTTGTTCAGTATGCCGCCAACTCCTTTCATCAAGGAAGTCACGCGGAACAATGGGCAGACGATGCAGGAGACCGCGATTCAAGAAGGTGTGCTCCCGTTCCTGCGCTACCTCGCGGACTGCTGGAACTTGGTGATCCAGGATGCGTGGGGGCTGGATGATCTCGAATTCTCCTGGAATCTCGACACCGATCCGGACGCGGCCACGCTCGTTTCGATGGTCCAGGTCGGCATGATCTCCGCCCACGCCGCTGGCCTGCGCATGGGCCTCCACGAAGACGAGATCCCGGAAGAGATTGAACCACAGGAACAATCCCCAGGAGCGCCTGGAAAGGCGGAGCCCGGATCGCAAGCGCCCGCGAAGGACATCAAGCCCGGCAAAGATGATGTTGTCGCGCACGGAAGCACCGCCGTGAAGAAAGCGGACATTGACGAGAAGCCGGGCGAAGCCGAGGATGGCTTGTTCGCCAACCTGGAGACCTACCTCTCCCAACTTCTCAAGCCCGCGCAAACGGAAGCTGATCGCCTTTTCGCACATGGCCTGGAGATGGCGGACGAGCCGCTTCCCAAGCCGTCTCCCCAGATCATCCGTGGGATCCGCGTGGCACTCCATGGCGGAGCAGTCGAAGGAGCCGAAGAGGTGAAGGCCGAAGTCCTCGGCGTCCATCCGGCTTCCGTCGTCTCATCTCCGGCCCTGGACTACGCGGAAAAGCGTGCCGCCGAAATGATCGGCATGAAGCTCGACGCGGAAGGGAATCTCATCGAGAATCCTGACGCCGCGTGGCAGGTGACCGACATGGTCCGGCAGGCAATCCGCAAGACCGTGGCCGAGGGGCTCGAAAAGAACTGGACGCCTCAACAGCTCGCCGAAGTGTTGCGCGCCGACTTTGCTTTTTCGCGGGTACGGGCTCGCAACATCGCACGCACAGAGATCATCAACGCCAAGGGCGCGGGTGCGCTCGAATACCTCAAGGCCAACGGAAATAAGACCAAGCGGTGGTCCGAACAAGATGGGTGCGAGGTCTGCACCGAGAACGCGGACGCCGGCGAGATCGGTATTGACGAAGCCTTCCCGTCCGGTCACCAAGCACCCGGAGCGCATCCCGGCTGCCGTTGCCGTCTACTCCCTGGGAGGCGCGTGAATGTCTGACAAGGCTTTCTTCCTGCCCATCGTCAAGATGGACGACACCGACGGCCGACGGCTCGTCTACGTCCGCACCACGGATGGAAAGGCCATCGACAATCAGGACGAGGTGTTGGACTACCCCACGTCGAAGCCACATGTCCTTGCATGGTCGAATGACATGGCATCGCGCTCGGGCGGAATCAACAAGGGCAACGTCCGGACGATGCACCAGAAGACCGGCGAGCGCATTGCGGCCGGCCATCTTGCCGACATCCAATTCGATGACGCCAATGAGGTGATCGACGGATGGATCAAGGTTTCGGACGACAACGACTGGCAAAAAGTCCTCGACAAGACCTATACTGGTGTTTCGTGGGGGGGGTCTACGGTGGGCGCTCCTTGGATCGATAAGGAGCTGACCAAGAAGCACGGCCGCACCATCCGGAGATACACGCTTAAGCCCAACGAACTATCCCTGGTGGACCGTCCGCGAGTCCCTGGGGCCGACATCCTAGACATCCTCAAAGCGGACACCCCAACAGAAGGAATCAGCATGGATCCGAAGGAACAGGAAGGCGATGGGTCCAAGCCTGTCGCAAAGGGAATGTGGCAGGTTGGCCGATTCGCCGAGATCGTGGCGTCGGTCGATGGGCTGCACCAAACGCTTGTCGCCGAACGCAAGTACGAGGGCGATGAGACCGCCGTCCCCGAGGACGTGAAAACCTCGCTTGCCGCTCTGGGCCGCGCCCTGGTGGACTACACCACCGAACAAGTCGCAGAAATCAACGGCGAACAGGAAGTGAACGGTCTCGTCATCGGCGACGAAGAGGACATCGACGCGATGCTTGCGGGCGATGAAATCGAGGGGTGCGACATGACAAAGGGAGACTTCGAGACCGCCATCGAGAAGGGCGACTATCCCGGCCATCCCTTCCATGGAAATCAGTATGTCGGCGGATCGGGCGCTGGGGCCTCTCACAACAGGGCGAGCACGAAGGCGCACGCCTCCAGCGTTCGGGCTGCGCACTCCAACAGTTCGGAACACCATGCCAAGGCCGCAGCCTATCACGAGAAGGCGCGAGCGCTCCACGAGAAGGCAGGGAACACGAAGACTGCTGCTTTCCACAAGATGATGGCCAAGAGCCACACCAGCGCAGCCAAGGCCAACGCCAAGGCGGAAGCCAAGGAGAAGGGGGATCTTCCCGCCGCTCCCGATTGGGCCAGTGTTTCGGCGCAACTCGCCAAGCTGACCGAGAACGTCGCTGCGCTGACCGCCGAGCGAGTCGCCAAGGCAGACGTACCGCCCCCGAAGAAGGAACCGCCCGTCCTGACCGTCGTGTCGAAGGCCGACGACAACGGATCCCAGGAGGTCTCCAAGGCGGACACTCCTGTGGACCGCGCCATCGCTAACGCGAAGGCTGGAGACGACCCCACTGTCGCGATCATCAAAGCCTCTTTCGCTCACTGATCTCTCAACCAAAACCACAAGGAACACACCATGAGCAACGAAACTGACAAGTCGCTGGAACTCATCAAGCAAGCGTTCGGATCTGAGCCCGTCGCCAAGGCCGCGATCACCTCGGGGAGCGTCCCGGCGTCGATCAACCTCCTGCCTGCCGCCCGGTCCGTCGTCACCCTGGTGCGCCCCCTTGCCGATGACACCACCCGCATCGGCGGCGGGTTCGGCAAGAACATCCAGTACAACATCTACCAGTCCGGGTCGTCCGTTCCTGCTCCTGGAGGTGCCGAGGAAGGAAAGCGCGGCGAGCAGATCACGTTCTCCCCCACCGCTGGAGGCGCGACCTACAAGACCATCATGGTCGAAACCGAGGTGACCGACATCGCGCAGGAAGTGGCGTTCGGTGCCAACGGTGAGGGGAACCAGGAGGACATGTTTGCCTACGCCATCAAGCGCGGGCTGATCGAAGCCATGCGCCGCGAGGAGTCCTGGCTCATCGGCGGGCGCACCACCACGGCCACCGATCCCTACGCCCCCGGTGGCTTGGGAACCACGAACACTCCGACCGTCACCGGCTCCGCTTCTGGCGGCTCCATCGGCGCGTTCGCGGGCGGGCTGTCGGTCATTGCCGTCGCCCTGTCCTACCAAGCCTACGTTGCCGCCCGTGGCTACGCGATCAACACGAGCCTTCCTTCCGGAGTGGGCATCCCTCTCCCCGGAACCCGCACCAATGCTGGAGGTGGGACCACGGCCGTCGTCGGAGGAGCGGCCATCAAGTCCGCCGCTGCTGCCACGTCGGCGCTGACTGGGTCGTCCAACTCGGTGACCGTCAAGATCCCCACCACCCAGGGGGCGGCAGGCTATGCGATCTTCGCGGGTGCCTCGGGCTCCGAGGTGTTCCAGGGGGTCATTGCACAGGGCTACTGCGTGTTGACCTCCCTGTCCACCGGCACCCAGGCAGCGGCGTCGAACTTCACGAGCGACAACTCGGCCGACCCCCTCCAGTACGACGGCCTCCTGACCCGTCTTCTGGCTCCGGGCTCGGGCGCCGGGGTGAGCCTGCTCCCCAACAACACCACGCTGACCAACAATGGACGGCAGGGGATTTCCCAGCTTGACCAGCTTCTTCTCAACATGTACAGCCAGTGGGACGGGCACCAGCCCGACTACTTCACCATGAACGCGAATTCCCTCCAGTCCGTCCAGAACGCTCTCTTGTCCGGTTCCAGCCAGCCGAACATCATGCTTGTGAAGGACGCCGCGAGCGGTTCGGCGGTCATGGCTGGACAGCACATCGATGCGATCAAGAGCCCCACCGGAGCGATCATCCCGATCAAGATCAATCCGTACCTCCCGGACTCTCTCATCATGGGCCTGTCGAAGACCATGCCGACGAAGGTCACTCCGACCGTCGCCAACGGGAAGGAAGTCAACTCGACGTGGTTCGTGCAGACCGTGCGGGACTACTGGTCCGAGTCGTGGCCTCGCGTCACCACCAGCCGCCAGCAGTCGACCACCATCCGGTCGGCCCTGGCTGTGCAGTGGGCACCGGGGTGCCTCGTTCTCCAGAACTTCAACTAGTCAATCAGGAGGGCGGTTCGCCCCGCCCTCCTTTGGAGGATCTGGCATGGCTCGACTCTACTTCGGCGCAGGATTCCGGCAAGTGAACGGCGCGGACATCATCGAAAGCGGGAGCGATGGATTCGCGGATGTTCCGGACTATTTGGCGGGAGACCCGGCCTTGGTTCAGCACGTCAAGGCGACCCCCTCTGGGCCCGCTCCGACGCCCGCCCCGGCTCCTGAGCCCGAATCCGAAGAGCACGGGGAGCATTGATGCTTCTTCCCCTCACAACGGTCGGGCGGCTCATGGCCTTCGGGGACTTGGGCGGCAAAGACGGAACAACGCCGCCCAGGCAGGACGTGGCGTTGTTCCTTCCGGCGATCATCTTGGGGGTGTCCAAGAAGTTCGAGCAATACTGCAATCGGGCGTTTGGGATCCAGCCATATACCGAGCAACGCACAGCGCGGACAGGGGTATTTCACCCCACCGCGCAAGCCCCTGTCGTATCGTGTGATTCGGTGCAGTGGGCTCCGGGTGGCCCTCCCTATTCCTGGCAGACCGTGGACCCATCGCGAACAGGAATTGCGCATGAGGCGATGGGGATTGCGATCTCTTGGGAGTGCTGGGGGCAATATCTCGTCAGCTACCATGCGGGGATTGCAAATTCCACAGACACCGTGACGTTCTCCGCTACCCTTGCGTCCGGGACGTTCTCCGCTGGACCTGCGGAAGATGCTTTCGGGCGTGTTGCAAATTTCGTCTCGTTCGACGGGGCAACGGTCACGATCCAAGCAATCTCGCCAACCATAGGAACGACTGCTCCTGGGCCGTCTCTGGTGGGCGGCGGGACGTTCTCACAAGGCGATACCATCACGACAAGCGGATGGACTCTTACGCTGGGCGCACAGATCACCAAGTCTGTCATCAACGATTATCCCGACTTGGAGCTTGCTGCGCTCATGCAGTGCTACGAAGAGCACCAACGCAAGACCAATGCGTCGAAGACCTCGACGGATCTCGGCGAAGGCCGCACGCAATGGAATGCGGCACTCAACCTCCTCCCGTCCGTGAAAGAGGTGCTGAACAACGGGTACTTCCGGAAGGGGGCGTTCGTGTGAGCGATGAACTCTTTTCCTCCTCCGTCGAGATCAATCTTCCCGAGGCATGGACAGATGGGAAAACGGCCATGCGTACCCGCGAACGCCTACAGGATTTCGCCGACAATTGGCTTTCTTCATTCGTGTCGTCCAATCTTTCCGGGGATCCGCTCAATCGGCGTACCGGCAATCTTGCGGCTGATTGGAATACTTCCGCAATGATTATCGGAGATGAAATTCTTGTCAAAGTGGCCTCCACAAGCCTTTCGGACGGCGGCACCGGCTATGCGGCTGCGCATGAATACGGCGCGGAGATTGTTCCTGTCAACGCTCGGCATCTCTGGATCCCGACGTTTGAGAACCAAACGGCGAAAGGTGTCGCCAGGATCTCACCTACGGAAGCGATTGAAGCGGGCGGATTTTTTACGCACAACGCTTTCTTCGCTCGCCCTCTGGTGAATCGCGGGAATCGCTCAGACATCGAACTCGTCCCGCTCTTCTGGCTTGTGGACCATGTCTCGATCCCAGCAACTATGGGAGCGCGGGAATCCTGGGTGGATGCCATTTGGGAGACCATCGACGAGATGATTTTCGAGGCGGAGATGGGCCTATGAGCGCCATCTCCAGCATCACTCCAGCGCGGGGAGGACCAACCGGAGGGCAGGCCGTCACGATCTCCGGAAACGGGTTCCTTGGCCTCGGGGTGCCGCTGACGGCAACCGTCGAAGGCCGCGCAGCACGGATTCTGTCGTCATCCGACACGTCCGTACAGATCATCATCCCGGCGCGGTACAACAAGAACCCGCCGATGGGGTACGTTCGCGGTGGTGGCGCTGTCGATGTTGTTCTTTCGGGTCCATCCGGATCAGTTACGGCAACCAGTGGGTACGCATACACGGCGACAATCCTGGAACGAGCGATGCTCGTCCTTGAGTCTCGCGTGGCCTCAATCTCGGTGCAGAATGGGGACAACTTCACCATCACATCAGGACAGATCCGGCGCACCAAGGGCGATATGTCCCTCGACACTGGCATGGAATATCCGCAGGTTTGGTGCATGACGCCGAAGACGAGCTACCCTCCGTCGGGGCAGAATGAGCCCTACGGATTTTACACCGGGACAGCAATCTTCCTCGTTTCGGCAGCCTTCAAACTGGACGACGCATCAGACTTCGACGCGCAATGCGAATGGCTCGCCCGCGATCTGACTCGCGCCATCCTGCGCAACACAGGGAACAACGGACTCACCGTGAATACCGTTGTGGACTCGGTGAATAAGGGTCGATTTCAGGATCCCAAAGCAGGGGCATCCGCGTCCGTGACCGTCCTCGGAAAAATGACCATCGAACATATCTTCAACGAACCAAACTCTCAAACAGAAGGGGCACCCTAATGGCAACGGATTTCCACGGGAAAAAGCGCGTCCTCTACTTCAAGTCGGAGGGCGCAAACCCCGGAACGTACGTCGGGAATACTGCGCTTTTCACTGCCGCAAACGCTGTCATTCCGGCTGGAAAGATCAAGTATTCGCCCTCCACGAAGATGACCGAGCGCGATGTGGATGGCCCTTCCCTCCAGAGTATCGCAGCCATGCCCGGCGCACAGATGGGGAAAATCTCTTTCGAGACTCGGGTGTTCACCTCGGGGACGGCTGGCACCGCATCCCCCCTCGACCCGCTCATGATCGCGTGCGCACAGACTTCGACCGTGACGGCAGGGACTTCCGTCGCCTACCAGTCCGATCCGAAGTCCACTGCACGGCTTTCGCTGGGCGTCGGAGTCCAGAGCACCGACGGAACCATCGAGGAGCAGTACGCCATCAAGGGAGCGCTGGGAACGTACAAGCTCTCTGCTGGAGATGTTGGCGAGCCATTCAAGCTTGAATGGGACTTCCTCGGAGCGCAGGCATACAACTCGGGTACCCCGGTTCTTGCCGACAATGGGTCTCCGACTCTGACGATCACCTATGCCAACGAGGTTCTGAATGCGGTTCGATGGATGGGGATCACGGCGACGACCGGGCTCTTCACGCGCAAGATCACAAGCTTCACGTTCGACCGAGGTCTGAAAGCGGATCTCGCCGTTGACATCACGGATCCTTCGGGGTACGACTTCGCCCGCTTCGCCTCCGAGCAGCCAACCTTGGATCTCAAGGCGGCATGGGCTCCCGGAGCCACGGATCTGAACGACCTGATCGGAGCAATCCTGACTTCCTCGTCCTTCACCTCGGGGGGTGCCGGAAAGATCCTTACCGGATTGTTCCCCAACCCTCAGAAGTCTTCGCTTTCCGATGAGCAGGATAGCGCAAAGCGCCAGCTTTGGGGGATCAAGCTCGACCTTCGCCGCACCGCGACCGGAGCCGCTTCGGACGCCTACACCTGGACCATGGCATGAGCCTCTACGGAATCGACCCGACCGTCACGTACGAATTCATCCCGCTCGAGTGGCGGGAATCTTCGGATCCGAAAGCGCCAATCGTCCCCAAGCAGGGGGCTCCGGTCATCATCCTTGGCCCGCTCTCGGAAAGGATGTCGCTGCGCGTGTGGGACGCTCGCGTGGCCTACAGCCGCCTCCACAAGGGCAAAGACGGGGACGGAAATGGCTTTTCCGTCGAACTTCGGAGCGACCTCCTTGCTGATGTGGTGAAGGGGTGGCGCGGAGTCCGCAGGAGCGAACGCGCCCCTGAAATCCCATTCACAGGGAAGTGGGCTACGGATGGGATGGTTCTTCCGATGTCGTGGAAGGACCAAATCTTTTGGGAAGTGCTCTCCGAAAACGCCTTCACGGAAGAGGCTGCCCGGGGTTTTACGTTGCCGCCGGCCTTGCTACCGGCTTGATCGCAAAGCCAGCGACGGATCCGTTCACGGGGGAGTATTTCCCCCAGCCATGGAGCGTACCGACGGGAGGGGAGCCGTTCACTTCGGATGAGAACCCGAATGATCTCTCGGAGCCGCTGGCGCTTCCGATCTCTAGATTTTCCAACATGCTTGACCTCGGGGTACTCCCGTGTAGCGGGGATCAACTTTCACAGCCAGCGAAGCTGATGGAAGGAATCCGCCTATGGAAAAAGGCTATTGAGGCGTGCTACGACGTGCTCCCCTCAAACCAAGGAGGCCGAAATGGCGACGAGTGACGGGCAGGTAAATCTCTCGCTCACGACGACCGGGAGCGAGCAGGTAACGGCGGCTCTCCAGAGAATGAAGGTAGACGTTGCTGCGCTTGGAACAGAAGCTACAGCGAGTTTTTCAAGCACCTCAGAGGCAGTCGTCCTTACTCAAAAGGATTTCGACAATCTACAGAAGCGTATTGACGAAACGACCAGAAGATTCAAAGCCGCGAATGACGCCTCAAAAAGCGAGTCTGAAAAATTTGTCGCTTCAATCGAGGCGGAAAAGATTGCCCTAGAGGGCAAAGCTAGGGCTCTAAAAGACCCGTCTACGCTTTCAGCCATCAAATACAACTCCGAGCTTCGATCCGAGATCGACGCCATGACAAGATCGGTCAATGGCGAAGTAACGGAATACGAAAAGCTAGAAAGGACGCTGCAAGACTCTATCATCAAGATGCGAGCGCAAAAGGAGGCGCTTGCGGATCCTGTATTTGTCCAATCGCTGAAAGAGCAAGCAAGGCTAAAGCATGAGATAAACGAGGCAACAAACAAAGCCCTTGGGATCACCCCAAAGCACGTTAATGAGATAGATAAAGAGACGAATTCAATCCTATCAAACTCTCGTGCTCGCCGCGAAGTTTTGGTCATGATGCATGAGATGGCGCAAGGGCGCTTTAAGAACCTTGCAAGTTCGATGATGGTGTTTGGGGAATACTCGAACTCCAATTGGATGGAAAAGCTGACAGGCTTAATCACGCCAATGAATCTTGCCATTGCTGGGACTACTGTCGCCGTTGCTGGCGTTGCTCATGCCATGTGGAATGCCTCCGAAGCATCCGCCGAGATGTGGCACCACATGGAACAGCTTGGGAAAGCCGAGGGGGTCTCCGCGCAGACCATGATGGGCTTCCAGTACATGACGGTCGGCACCGGCATATCTACGGAACAGCTTGGCAACGCGTTCGCTCGCTTCACACAGCACCTCGGGGCAAATTCCGAGAAAATGCGCGAACTTGGGATCACGGCAAAAGAGCCTCTTCCGGCGTTTGAGCAGTTGATGGAGATCATCAAGAACACGCCGGATGCAAGCGAAAGGGCCAGAATTGCCAATGCCGCACTCGGGGAGGAGTGGAGGCGATTTATCCCGATCCTTGAGCAAGGGAAATCGGGAGCAGAAGCTGCTATCGAGGCAATGCGTATTCCTCCGGGCGTCGCGAAAGAGTATGAAAGAGCAAATAAAGCTCAGATTGAAATAGACAAGTCGTGGATGGCGATCAAACTCCATGCGGGCGAAGCGTTTGCCGGGATTCGCGCCGACTTCAAAGAGGCGGAAGCGTCTTTTGCTCATTTTGCAGAATATGCATCAAAGCTGAAAATCCCGGCGTGGGTCGTTGCAATGGTCCAAACGTCTCGCGGCGTAATGACTGGCGACCTAATTGGGACGTTCCAGGGTGCGATGAAGATCAAAAATCTTTCAAATCCTAAATACGAAGTCCCGGAAACATCGCAATCGCAGTCATCCTCGCAGCACAAGGATCTAACGGACAAACAAAAAGAATATTTGCTTGACGCAAGCAAAATGCTCGGCAAAGAAAACCTTGCTCAAGCCATCGCAAATGTAAAGGAAGAGTGGAAGGGAAGAATTGCAGCGTTTGAGGTCGGAAGCGCGGAATACAAGCGCGTTCTTAGCGCTGAACTTGAGGCGGAAAGGCTTGTCAGAGAGCAATTCGCAAGGAAAAATCGTCCGAAATCCGAAAAGTCTTCCCGCGTCGGGGCGGATCTTGACACAATGGCAGCCGAGAATGAAAGCGGCGAATATAGAGCGTTTCGCCCGATGGACCAGTCGTCCCGAGAAGCCGCACTAAAGCGGCAGCACGCGCAGGATCTACAAGCTCGGCGGGAACGGGAGGCGATGCAAAAAGGGTTTGCTGATGATTGGAACAGAACCAGAAACCAAGAGTTCGAGCTGCAAAAAAAGCGCGAGAATGATGCTATCGAAGCCGCAAAGAAAGAGCTTGCCATTAGAAAGGAAATCGGAGACACACTCGCGGCCGACATACTAACGGTTGCGCATGGGCAGCAGTCGATTGCCAAGATGGGAGAGGCCGCTCTTGAGCGCGTCGAGCAATACGCCTTAAGCGCAGCCATCGCCTGGGCCGTGCCCGCCGCTTTGGCTAATGCGGCAACCCTTGGCGGGGCCAGCGAAGCGGCAAGCAGTTCAATTTTTTCGCTCGTCGACCTTGCCAAATCTGCGGTGGGGATCCCGCACGCCAGAGGCGGGATGGTGTTTGGAGCTTCGCTCAAGCAGCCGGAGGAATCCTGGACGCCAATCCAGCCGAGCCGCATCAACCCGATTTCCAACACGACGAAT